GTATTGATCCCGCACCAAGAGGAATGCCACAAATTGAAGTAACACTAGATGTAGATGCCAATGGCATTCTTAAAGTAAGTGCTAAGGATAAAAAGACCGGTAAAGAAAATAAGATTACTATTAAATCAGATAGTGGTTTAAGCAAAGAACAGATTGAAGAAATGATTCGTGATGCTGAAGTTAATGCTGACGCCGATAAAAAACAACGCGAATTAATTGAAACTCGTAATCAAGCAGATTCAGTAATTCACAAAACGAAAACCGATCTTAAAGAAGTCGCAGATAAACTTTCAGAAGAACAGACTTCTAAAATAAATGATGCCATCTCTGAACTTGAAAAAGCCATTGCGGGTACAGACAAGGAAGCTATAACCACAAAGTTATCAGAATTGTTTGTAATCTCCAATGTTATAAATGAAGTTAAACAGTCAACAACTACCGAAGAGTCTACTCCGCCAAAGTCAGAATCTGATGTAATTGACGCAGAATTTAAAGAAACAAAATAAAGAATATGCGGAAGTAGATGCCTTGGGGGTCTACTCTCATATATGTCATAACTTGCTTAATGAAAGGAGAAAAAATATGACAACCACTTATATTACAACATTTGATTTACCTACACTAGCTCGACATGCCGTTGGCTTTGATAGACTGTTTAATGAGCTTAATCGCACATTTGCAAATAGCAAAGTAAACGACAACTATCCACCACACAATATAGTGCAAATAGATGAAACACACTATGCCATTCAACTTGCTGTGGCTGGTTTTGCTGAGGAAGAGTTAGACATTGAATATAAAGATAATGTTCTAACAGTTCGTGGAGAAAAACGAGACAAAGAAGAACTAACTTATCATTATCGCGGTATTAGTTCTCGTAACTTTACTCGTAGTTTTCCACTAGCTGATCACATGGAAGTTCGTGGTGCTACTGTAGTAAATGGCATTTTGGCAATTAGTATTGAACACATTATTCCTGACGAAGCTAAACCTAAAAAGATTCAAATTACATTTGCTAAGTAAACAATAATGTAAGGGGACATATGTCCCCTTACACAAAAATAGGAATACAAATGAGCAAAACTGATATTGTAGTCAAACCTAAAATTCAAGTACGTACTAATGTACTACCTCCTAGTTTGTTTAATGTAATTTATCTTAACGATAACGTAACTACTATGGAATTTGTTGTGGAATCGTTAAAGAACATTTTTCATCACACCGAAGAAACTGCACTTGAACTCACACATAGAATACACGAAGAAGGTTCAAGTGTGGTCAGCACACTGCCTTACGAAATAGCCGAACAAAAAGGTGTTGAAGCAACACTACTTGCTCGTAACAACGGATTTCCTCTCAATGTCAAACTAGAACCAGCTGCCTGATGATATTCAATAAAATTCGAGAACTCAAAGACAAAGGACTCAAAATTGGAATCACCTTCTCCACTTTTGACTTATTTCACGCAGGGCATGTGGCAATGTTGGCAGAGGCTAAGAATCACTGCGATTATCTTATTGCCGGACTTCAAACAGATCCTACGATTGACCGTCCGGAGTCAAAAAATCCTCCGGTACAAAGCATTGTTGAAAGACAAATACAGCTGGCGGCATGCCGCTACGTGGATGAAGTGGTTGTGTATCAAACTGAGCAGGATTTGATTGATATCATTTTGACATTGCCCATTGATGTGCGTATACTAGGTGTTGAGTACGCGGACAAAGATTTTACTGGTATGGAACAAGGTTACAATCGTGGTATTGAATTGGTATTCAACAAGCGCGATCACTCGTTTAGTTCAAGCAGTCTGCGTCGTCGTGTGGCTGCAGCCGAAGCCGATCGAGCTCTTAGGAGTCAATAATGGATGTGATGTTGGATTTGGAAACTTTGTCAACCGTACCAAATTCAGTAATTCTTACATTTGGAGCGGTAAAATTTAGTCCTTGGGATGGCGATGTTGATCAAGGGCAAGGTTTGTATTATAGATTAGATGTAGACGAACAATTACAACTAAATCGTCACGTATACCAAGGCACAGTTGATTGGTGGAGTACGCAACCTGAAGAAATTAGAGAAGAAGCATTGGGCGAAGATGGAAGAATCTCACTTGAAAAATTTTGCAACGATTTAAATAGATTTCTAGTAGGCATTGACAATATATGGGCACAAGGACCGGCTTTTGACATTGTTATTCTTGAAGATTTATATAGACAACTAGGTAGACCTATTCCATGGAATTTTTGGCAAATACGCGATAGTCGTACTTTGTTTAGTGTACATGGGGATCCTAGAAAAAAAGATCGGCTTGGTGCTCATAATGCATTAATTGACTGTTATTATCAGGCCAGGGCTGTGCAGCATATATATAAGTCAGTGGGTATACAAAAACGATAATGGATATAATTTTTAACAGACATGTAGCAGAGGAATTGGCGCAAAAATATATTGTGCTAGAATTAGAACCACACCTAGTTGGCGAAGATATTCTAGAAACATTTTGCGTTATTTCTCCTGAAAAGGTAATGAACGAAGTTGGTATGCTAGATCATTGGAAAAAACTTCATTACGAATTTGTGCAGGCCAATAAAGATAAAAATGCAAAACTATGTTACGATCTCAGACCTTATCTTAAAGGCAAATGGGGAGGGGAGCTTGACGAGTTTTATGACATAGTTTGCGGTAGATTTAACTACAAAGAAGAAACATAATATTGGTATTTTATCATTGTTATTAACAATGATATATACAATATGAATAAAATATTAGCTGCCATCTTACTGGCGACTACAGCCATGGCAGCTACAGCCGAACCAAGATCAAGACCAATCCAAGTTATGTGCGGTAGTTTTGAAGATGTCCAGGCTACCATGGAAAAATATGGTGAAAAACTGATCATGGCCACCCAGGCACCCAATGAACAGACTGTTAACTTAGTTTATTCCAATTTTGAAACTGAAACAACCAGCTGGTTTGTTCATGACTTACGAACAGATGAGTATTGTATGGTTGGAGTTGGCAAACGAATTTATATACCTGATGACAGTGTGCTTAAAAAGGGTATTGGAGTCGGAACAAGAATAATATACAAATAACCTGGATTTTCAAGGTTTTTTTGTGACATTTAAAGGAGTATAAAAATGAGCTGGTTTGCACATCGTCCTTCCAAAAATCCCCCCCAACCCACACCTGTTACACCTCCCCATAGAATGTAATAGTTAACTAGTAATAATTTTTTTGACGTAATTTGGTAAGTATTACTAAGTTCGATTAATATTGGTTCTTCAATAAAAACAAAAACGGAAGCAAACATTGAACCAGTTAGCTATAACGAGCTGTACTAGTGATGGGTCGGAGCTATGGATCCACTAACACTGTTTGCCCTGGCAAATGGTGCTGTACAAGCTGTCAAAAAAGGCTGCGAGTTATACAAAGAAATAGCCAGCGCAGCCGGCGATGTAAAAGGTGTTCTCAGTGATCTAGAAGAACAGTTTAATCTACGGCATAAAGATAATCCTCCCACCACTGCTGAACGCAATCAGTATATTCAAGAAAAAAATCGTGTCATTGAATTAAGCAAACAACAGCCCAACGACGTCTATACGCAAATTGGCGAAGAGTTAGGAGTGTATTTTGAAAACTATGCCAAGTGTTCGGCAATTTTTGAAGAAGAAGAAAGACACGCCAAAGAAGTTTACACCGGTGAAACCAGTCTTGGTAAACGAGCACTGCAACGTGTATTAATGCAAAGTAGATTGACTGCCATGGAAGCCGAACTGCGCGAACTCATGGTTTATAACTGTCCTCCAGAATTGGGAGATTTATACACTCGTGTCCAGGCCATGATGGAAAAAATGAAAAAAGAACAAGCAATTGCCTGGGCCAAAAAAAGGAAAGACGATAAGATTGCCTTACAAAAAAAACAAAAAAGAATCGAACACATAAAATGTCATGCGTGGAAATACGGTATTACAACTGTTGTTTGTCTATATTTAATATGGTTGGTATGGGCCGTAGTACAGGTACGAATAGATGTATATCCTGAACTGGGTCGTTGTTTGGTACCAAAAGGCAACGCTGTATATGATTGGTATAACAATCTAAAGTGGATAGATTGTGAAGTTCAAGAATGAGTAAATATGAATTTACTGTTCAGGCCAATGCGTATATTGTAAGTCGTATGTATACTGATCATGGATATACAGTAGAAGAAATTTGTTTGCGATTACGGTACTCACAGGATGCTGTAGAAGCAGTTATTAAAAAATTTAATTTAGAACATGGCGAAAAATCCTGGCGTTATTAAAATTGTTATCCAATTATACAATCAAGGATACACAGTTGTGGCAATAGCTCGAGTTCTTAATTTACCTATTTCCGAGGTAGCAGACATAATCAATTTTTATAAATAGAATACAATTTAATTATCAATTGACTTATGATTGATAATTAGCTATACTATGTGCTTATAACAACTGTTAATTAATGGACATTGATACAAAAATTATTCCTCAATTCTTGTCTGACGAAGAATTAGACATTCTTGAAAATCATTTTCTAAAAACAGAAGACATTCATCAAAATTATAATCCTGGAAATTTTGGTGGAGAAGTTTTTTCTGGAACATATTATATAATTAAAAAAATAAAATTGTAAGAGATATATTACAAGATAAACTTGAAAAATTTTTACACTGTCATTTAAAGATTCAACAAATACACATTTTTGATTGTTTTGATCCTTACAATGTTCACAGCGACATAGACAGCGGTGGACCTATTTTACCAGATGCGCCACAACACGCATGGACTTTGATTATACCCTTGCATGATGTAAACAGTCATACCGTTGTGTTTAAAGAAGGAAGCAAGATTAAACAACCAATTTATTATTTTGAGGATACTGTTCCTTACTCGGACATGACAATTGACACAGAAACTTATAACAAATATTTCAGTCATATACCTGAACATTATTTTAAATATCTTACCGTAGAAAGTATATTTTCTTGGAAACGCGGCTCATTGTTTGCTGCGGACAGACACAAATTTCACACAAGTGATAATTTCATTGCTAATGGAGTCAAAAATAAAAGAGCTATCATAGCTTGGACAAGCCTACCAAATTTAACCTGACTATAATGAATAAATTAATATTTTTTTTGTTTTTGATGATGGTCAATCAACAGGTATATGCTGGTAATATTCAAGCTAAATCTTGGTTAATAGCAGACGATGAGGGCAAAATAATTGAGTATGAAAACATAGAAATCGTGCAAACTATTGCCAGTATTACCAAATTAATGACTGTCATGGTAGTATTGGATTCTAATCCAAATTTAGAAAATCAAATCACAAAAAAATTTAGGGGTATAAATGTTAACAAAAGACAATTAATAGATTTAGCAGTAGTTAAATCTGACAATATTGCTGCCAAACTTTTGTGTGAAACATATCATAAAGGATACACAGGATGCATAAATGATATGAATTTAAAAGCACAAATTTTAGGAATGGAACGCACTCGGTTTGAAGATTCTAGCGGATTAGATAATAGAAATGTTAGTACACCTAGAGACTTGATTAAATTATTATTAGCGGCAGAAAGATATCCAGAAATAGTAAATGCTTCTAATCACATATCTGTTAATTTGATGAAAAAAAAGAAAAAGAAGCTATCAAAACTTAGTTTTACAAATACAAATCCACTGGTGGCAAAATATAACGTAATTGTTAGCAAAACTGGTTATGTTCGTGCTTCCGGTGGATGTTTAGTAATGAGTGCGTTTATTAATGGAAAGAAAAAACTTTACATAGTTTTAAACAGTAAAACAACTCGAACAAGAATTAGAGATATGGAGTCATTAATTATGTTAGGTTTAGAGAATAAACTTTAACAACTGAGTATTTTTTTAATTTCTTCATAATTAACGTCTCTTTCGTTTATATAAAAATCAAAGCTTGAATCTTTGCCCGCATTGTATTTTATAATAATCTTTCGAAAATTGTTAAC